TTAATTAAAAGATATAGAGAAATGGCACTTCATCCAGAGGTTGATGGTGCGATTGAAGATATTGTTAATGAAGCAATCGTAAGTGATCTATACGATTCACCTGTAGAAATAGAATTATCTAATCTAAATGCAAGTGATAAGTTAAAGAAAATAATTCGTGAAGAATTTAAAAACATTAAAGAGATATTAGACTTTGATCGGAAGGCTCATGAGATATTTCGTAACTGGTATGTAGATGGTAAAATATGTTATCTAAAAGTTATTGATCAAAAAAGACCACAAGATGGTATTCAAGATTTAAGATATATCGATTCACTTAAAATCAAATATATTCGTAAAGAAAAGAAAAAGAATCGAAATGATTATATTACTGTAAATGGTAAACGAGATGATCCATCAACTCTCAATCCTCAGATTGATGAGTATTTTATGTATACTCCTGCACCAGCATATCCATCAAATATCGCAACAGGTGGTGGTGGAAGTAAAGGAATTAAAATTGCAAAGGATGCAATTACATATTGTACATCAGGATTGATCGATCGAAATCGTGGTAGTGTATTATCTTACTTACACAAAGCAATCAAAGGATTAAATCAATTAAGAATGATTGAGGATAGTCTTGTAATTTATAGATTATCAAGAGCACCAGAAAGAAGAATATTTTATATTGATGTTGGTAATCTTCCAAAGATAAAGGCGGAACAATACCTCAAAGAAGTGATGTATCGTTATCGTAATAAGTTAACTTATAATGCACAGACTGGTGAAGTTCGTGATGATCGTAAGTTTATGTCGATGATGGAAGATTTCTGGTTACCAAGAAGAGAAGGTGGTAGAGGAACTGAAATCACAACTTTACCTGGTGGACAAAACTTAGGTGAACTTTCAGATATCGAATACTTCCAGAAAAAATTATATCGTGCACTTGCTGTTCCAGAATCACGTATTGCATCTGATGGTGGATTTAACTTGGGTCGTTCATCTGAGATATTAAGAGATGAACTTAAGTTTGCAAAGTTTGTTGGACGTTTGAGAAAAAGATTCGCTCAAATGTTTAATGATATGCTCAAGACTCAATTGATTCTTAAGAATGTAATTACACCAGAAGATTGGGAAACTATCAGAGAACATATTCAGTATGATTTCTTATATGATAATCAGTTTGCAGAACTCAAAGAATCAGAATTAATGAATGAAAGACTTGCAACTCTGGCAACAATCGAACCCTATGTTGGTAAGTATTATTCGAATGATTTTGTAAGAAGAAAAGTATTACGTCAGACTGATAGTGAGATCATCGAAATTGATGAACAGATTCAACAAGAAATTAAAGATGGTATCATTCCAGATCCAAATGCAGTAGATCCAATTACAGGAGAACCACTCGAAGGTGGTGGTGAAGATTTAGGAGATGTGCCACAAGACCCAGACTTAGAAAAATCTGCTGCAGTCACTGATGCACAGTTAAGTAAAGATACCAAAACGGCGGAGATATAAATACATTATAATGTTATAATTAAAATATGGACGACATCATCGATTTGATAGCAACAGATTCTGCTGCTTCTGAGGTTACTGACAAACTCAAAGATGTTCTTTTTGCAAAATCTGCAGAAAGAATTGAGGCTCAGAGACCTAATATTTCTTCATCTATGTTTGATGAACCAGAATATGAAGTGGAAGAAGAACCCGAACCAACTGAGGAACCAGAAGAATGAGTAGAATTTTATTAAAAGGAGATGAAATAACTGTACCTTTGGTAGCAGCTGCATCTAGTTTTAGTGAGGCAACAGTTGTTCGTCTTGCAAATCCAAGCACCACTGATAGGGTTATCAGTGTTACTGAGACTAGAGGTGGAACTGGTATTGGTTCATTTACTCTTTTAGCAAACTCAACTGAAACATTAGAAAAACAACCTACTCATGTAGTTTTCGTTAATGGAGGCACTGATGTATTGGGTACAAAAGTAGGATTTACAAACTAGGAAAATGAAACTTATTACAGAAGAAATTTCAACCGTTAAATTTATCACCGAAGGAAAAGGTGCTAAAAAGAAAATGTATATTGAGGGTGTTTTCCTACAAGGTGACATCAAAAATCGTAATGGTAGAATGTATCCAGTTGGAACTCTTGCAAAAGAGGTTGATAGATACAATGAATCTTTTGTACAAAAAGGTCGTGCACTCGGTGAACTTGGACATCCAGACGGACCGACTGTAAACTTAGATCGTGTTTCTCATAAGATTACTTCTCTTAAACAAGAGGGAAATAATTTTGTTGGAAAGGCACAACTTCTTGATACACCGATGGGTAAGATTGCAAAGTCTCTCATAGGTGAAGGTGTAACACTCGGAGTCTCGTCTCGTGGTGTTGGATCTTTAAAAGAAAATCGTGATGGATGTAAAGTGGTTGGTGAAGATTTTATGTTAGCAACTGCTGCAGATATCGTTGCTGATCCTTCTGCTCCTGATGCATTTGTATCTGGAATTATGGAAGGAAAAGAGTGGGTTTGGGAAGGAGGAATTCTTCGTGAACAGCAAGCAACAATCACTAAAAAAAGAATTAACACTCTTGTAGATCAAGGTAGATTAGAGGAGCATAAACTGAATCTATTCAGTGATTTCTTATCAAATCTATAAGTTCTATAAATAAATATAGAAAAAATTCTCCTAAAAGGCAACAATTTACACAAAATGGAAAACGTAGTAACCAAAGGAGCTAAACCTGCAGAACCAATGCAGAAGCTTACCACAGGTGGAACACCACCAAATGTAGAAGACCTAGGCGGTCCTACACCTGAAAACTATAAACCAGATGACGACTCAGCAAAACTCAAAGATGCTAGTGCAGTTCTTAAGCAAGTTAAAGACATCGTAAACAAAGGTGCAAAACCTGCTGAAACAACAAAAGGCATGAAAGAGGAAGAAGAGGTCGAAGGTGAAGTAGTAGCAGAAGAACCTGCTGTTGAAGAGGAAGAAGTTGTATCCGAAGAGGAAACTACTGAATCTGAAGAGCAAGAAATTGTTGCCGAAGAAGAAGAGGTAGAAGAGGAAGAAGTTGTTACCGAAACTATCGTCAATGTTGACGAAGATATCGAGGCACTCTTAGAAGGTGAGGAATTATCCGAAGAGTTCCAAGAGAAAGCAAAAACAATTTTCGAAGCTGCTATCAGATCAAAGATTGCAGAAGTTAAATCAGAACTTCAAGAGCAATACGAAGCAACTATTGTAGAAGAAGTTGCTGCTGTTAAGTCAGAATTAACAGAAAGACTCGACGCATACCTTGAGTATGTTGCCGATGAATGGATGTCCGAAAATCAACTTGCAGTT